GCATATCCTCATCACAAAGGATGACGAACACCTCATGATTCTTTTGAGCGTACATGGTGGCTGTCGTTGTTTTGCCACATCCCGCACCACCCACGATCCAGCGGACTTTTTTAAACTCCTGCGCATCGCTCAGGGCATACCATATTTCCTGAAAGGAGTTCGTTTCCACGAGCTGCCATCCGGTGGCTGCAGCTGCTGGAGTAATTTGAGCGATGATATTGCGGAACATATCATCACTGATACTCTCATACTTGCCGTTAATCACGGCACTCAGTGTCCCTGCAGACACGCCGTTCAAACTTGCCGCAGCCTTTTTTTGGCTGGAATACTTCGCTGCATATACCCGGAGAGCCTCACGGATATCATCTTTCTCTTTCTGTGTCATTGTACTGTTCATTTTATATTAGAATTATAATTTTCCTGCTACTTTCTTTTCATTCAGGCGGATATCACCATTCAGCTGGTCAAACGTGATGTTGCTTATTAGCTTTGTCACCTTACCGGCGGAGAGCTGTTCCGGATCCTGACTGTACCGGCGGACTCGGCGTTCAATTTCACGCTCCGTTTCGCTCTTTGCACCTTTCAATTTCGGACGTTTGAGTCCCTGTTGTTCCATACTCACGCCATGCGCCTGCTCGATGATACGTGCATCAACCTGACGCTCGATGCGATCCTCCGTGTTCGCCTCTATATTCCGGCGGATAAAGGACATTTCACCCTCGGTCTGTTCCTGAATATTCCGGTGGATAACGATATAAGGCTCTGCAGTCCGTACAAATCGCAGCTCTCCTGCTTTATCTTTCTTGTATAGCCGTACCGAGGTATGATCATAAGGATCATACATGGTGTAGAACTTTTGCCCTCTATTTTTTCTTAGGAATTCGTGATCAGGCACACCCGGAACCTCGTAAACCTCGTATGTAAACTCACGTTTTTTAATGGTTATTTTCAGACCGTTATCTGTATAAGTGGAGGGCTTATCAGTCATCACCCAAAACATCTCGATCATGTCGAGAACGCCCACTGTCGGGGTATCAGGATTCACGCTGTTTCGGTACATCTCGATGCGGTTCATCCCGGTAGCAAAATGCTTGCTTTCGTTCCATTCTTTCCGGGCGGCAGCGTATGCTGCTTTCAGTTCGGCCAAAGTGTAAAGTTTATCCTTGTTTGCCTCGATACGCTCTAAATTCGGGCGGCTCGTGTCCTTTTTGGTGGTGATATTTTGACCGGTGAACCTCCAATCCTTATGCAAAACCTCAGCCTGAAAACGTCCGAAAACGCTCTCTATCGTTTTGGATTGCCCGCTGTATGGAGCCGTGGTTCTATGAACATGGCCGACAATCTTATCAAAGAAATGGCTATTCTGCAGTTTCTTGTGGCCTCCCTGATTATCATGCACCAGCTCGTAAGGCTTATGACCTGATACCTGAATGGCCATGCGGTAGGCATTATATTGCGCCTCGTAGTCCTCGCTGTCTGAAATGTGGTATCCCAAAAATACCTCCGAATAAGCATCGATGACCTCGTAAACCTGAGTGGTACGAACCACCAGCTTACCGTCCTTGTCATAGTCTTTATAGTACAAATTGATTTTCGTACCATCACCATACCACAAGGAGTCACGCATCGAGGGAAGCTCGGTTTTATTCTTGCGGCTGTAACGCTGGTGGGCTTTCAGCTCCCCGTGAACGGCATCGTACCACAACGGTTCGATGTCAGGACGGTTCAGGAACCCACGGAGGCTCTGAATGCTCCGGAGCTGCTTCCAGCCTTTCTCTTCTGCAATCCGGTTGAATTCCACGAATATTTGAGCATCAGTATAAACGGGAACGCCACTCCGCTTTAACGCTATAATCATGTTACCGGCTTCCTCGGTTATTTTCAGGGTATTGTCATTCCCCATTTTCTTGCTGATCAGGCAGGAGTAACCCTCTTTCTTGTATTGGTTTATCTTGTCTTTCAGCCGGGCGGCGTTTTCAGGCAGTGTGTGGCCATAAGAATCACGGAGGCGGTCTGCCGTTCCGATAATCGTTTCCCATACTTTCTTTGTACTTCCACCCAAAGCCTTGCGATAGCCCTCCCGGTCATTCAGGATCGATATCAACTCGTTCAGTACCGAGGCGTTTATGGTGTATTCCTCTTTTTTCCTTTCGGTAAGGCTCACCATCTCGCCGGCCTTGTCATACCGGTAATCCTCAAAGAATGTT